CAGTAAGACACGCATGGGCGAAGGGGCTTGAGCCAACGCAATACATCGAGCAAATCCCTGCCGCCGATGTTGCGGAAGTACGGCATGGACGGTGGGAAAAGCACGGTAGTAAATGGCAATGTACTAACTGTAAAGTGCTTATGAATCTTGACGGAACACCACAAGAAAATTCGATTTATTACTGCCCCAACTGTGGAGCTTATATGATGGGAGAAAACAATGGTAAATGTGAATAGGTATGGTGGTGTCTGCAATGTAGAAAACCCTGATAAAAGAGTTTACAACCTTTGGTATGGGATGCTACGCAGATGCTATGATAAAAAGCAACATGAGAGAGACAGAGGGAAAAGCTACGCTGATTGTGAAGTATGTGATAGATGGTTGAATTTTAATCTTTTCGCAAGCGACATAACACATTTAGCGGGGTACAATAACTGGCTCAACAAAACAGGATATTGCCTTGATAAGGATATAATTAACCCCGGCAACAAGGTTTACAGTAGGGCTAACTGTTGCTTTGTGTCTTATACGGAAAACATTAGAGACATTCACAAAAGAAAGCCACAGAATATAGAACGGCTGCACGAAATGAATAAGACGGGGTATATGCTGGAAAAGGATGGTGAGGATTTAATATTTGAATCGGAAAAGGCCGCATGTGAATACTTGGGCGTTGTAAAGTGTTCGATTTCGTCTTGTTACCGCCGTGGGGTTAAGTGCAAGGGCTATAAAATAGCAAAAATGGATAAGGAGGAAACCAATGAACTGGATTAGCGTTAGGGATAGACTACCTGAAGACCAAGTGGAAGTGCTGGTGGCCACCAGAAGCAAAAATGGCGTGCGAAATATCGACAAAGGGTATCTGGCAATCGACCACTTTATCCATCGTGGACGTGCCGAGGTTACTCACTGGATGCCATTGCCAGACTTTCCGAAGGAGGCATGAAGATGAAGCCTATTTATATACCTAAAGGAAAAGCAAAAGAGTACGGCGATTATGCTATCAACATTTATACGGGATGTCCTCACAGATGTTATTACTGCTTTGCCCCGTCAGTGTTAAGGAAAGATCGGGAACAGTTTCACACTAACATAAAGCCTCGTGATGGGATTGTGGAGGCAACTATTAAACAGTTAGAGCAGGAAGGAATCGCGGGCAAATTGATACACTTGTGTTTCACCTGTGACCCATACCCCACAGGACATGATACCACGGCGACACGGCAGATTATAAAGGCTATCAAGGCAAGTGGGAACCATGTTCAGATACTTACAAAGGGCGATGGGAGCCGTGACTTTGATTTGCTGGATGAAAACGATTGGTACGGTATTACCTATGATGGTATGTATGGCGGTGTATATATGCCAAGCGACAGGCTTATAGATGTGAAAGAAGCGCATGACTGGGGAATAAAAACATGGTGTTCTTTTGAGCCTGTAACGGACGCAGATCGGGTTTTGGAATGTATCGAGAACTGTTATGACATATTTGACAAGGTTAAAATTGGGAAATTAAATTACTATTCGTCAAATATTAACTGGAAACAGTTTGGGGAAGAAGCCGAACAACTATGCAAGCAACTTGGCATTGATTACTACATAAAAGAGAGCTTACGGGCAGAAATGGTCAAACCGCCGAAGGAGGAAAAATGAAACGAGTAATAGCAATAACGATATTAACCCTGCTGACCCTCGCCCTGTGCGGGTGCAACGAGGCTGAGGCTGGCAATCGTAGACTGTGGGTACTGGATGCGAGTCCGATGTATGAAATATATGTCGATAACATCACGGGGATACAATACCTGCGAACATACAAAGGCGGCGTATGTGTAATGGTAGACGCAGAGGGAAGGCCACTGATATGAGAGGGTGCGGAATGAGCTATGAATTACTGCGGCCTGATATATGGGAGTGTATACGGCGCGGGGGCGGATACTGCCCCTGCGCGATAATCAAGGATGAGGAAAGCAGATGTATCTGCAAGGAGTTCAGAGAAGGTCAGGAAACTAATTGCCATTGCGGCGTATGGAGGAAACATGACGATAGGGCAGAGGATACGAATGTACCGAGAAAAGAAGGGCAAGTCGCGGGCTGCGATGGAGCGCGAAACCGGCATAAGCGCGGCGACCATTTATCACTATGAGATGGACGGCATGGAGCCGACCGCGAGCAGAATCATATGGTTGGCAGATTATTTTAACATAACGGCAGATGAATTGTTAAGGAGGGACTAATGACGAAACGCGAACAACGGGCATACATCAGGCGTTTGCTTGTTCGTTGGGGGAAAGCCAAGAGAAACGCGAAAGAAATAGATAAAAAAATAGCCAGCATCAAAGAGAGAATGGAAGCGGTAGCGGATATTCGCCCACAGGTTTTATCGGGTATGCCGCACGGCAGCGACATTACCGACCCGACTGCCCGGAGCGCTATAAAGCTCATGGCGGCAAAGGAGCGGTATAATCTGCAAATGGCTGAAATGCTGGAAAAAATAAACGATGATATGTCATTCGTAGCGTTCATGGATGCTGCATTAGATGAGTTCCCCGCGAACCAGAGAAGGGTAATTGAGTTGAAATATAACTTTTACGAACATTTCTATTCGCGGGATATGCCGTCTAATACCAGGGTAGGTGTAAAAATGGATAAATCCCCCAAAGCAATAGAACACCTTGAAGAACGTGCGATAGACAGAATGATGAAATACATAGACATACCGGAGTGAGATAAATACATGAAAGGAGTTACAATGAACGAATTACAGATATTCAATAACAACCAGTTTGGAGAGATAAGGACTACTATTAAGGACGGCGAACCGTGGTTTGTGGCGTCTGATGTATGCAAAGCTCTTGAATTAGAGCAGGTGAGCCGTGCAATGGACAGGCTGGATGAGGATGAAAGGGGGTTACTAAAAGTAACCCACCCCCAAAGCCCCACAAAAACACAAGAAGTGAACGGCGTGAATGAATCCGGTCTCTATCATCTTGTGCTTTGTTCTACTAAACCGGAAGCCAGAGCATTCAAGCGGTGGATAATTCACGAAGTCCTCCCCTCTATCCGTAAACATGGTATGTACGCCACACCGACTACGATAGAACAGATGATAGCCGACCCCGCCAACGCCATAAAGGTGTTTTCAGCCCTTAAACAAGAGCAGGAGCGGCGGAAGGAGCTTGAAGCGACAGTAGAACACAACGCCCCCAAAGTGCTGTTTGCGGAGGCCGTGCAAGCCTCACACGATAGCTGCTTAGTGGGACAGCTTGCAAAGATGATACGCCAGAACGGGAAGCCTATAGGGGCTAACAGAATGTTCACGTGGTTGAGGGATAACGGCTGGTTATGCAAGAAGGGCGAAAACTGGAATATGCCCACCCAAAAGGCTATGGAAGCCGGATATTTTGAGATAAAGGAAACGGTTATAGCCAACCCTGACGGAAGCACCAAGATAACACGCACCCCGAAAGTAACGGGGAAAGGGCAGATTTATTTCATCAACTGTTTTTTGAGGGGAGAAAATGAAAATAGCTGTATATGCCATAGCTAAAGACGAAGAAAAATTCGTTGACAGGTGGTATGAGACGGCAAAAGAGGCTGATTATGTCTGCGTTCTCGATACGGGGAGCGCAGACAAAACCGTTGATAAGCTGAAATCATACAACTGCATCGTAAAAACCAAAATCATACAGCCGTGGAGATTTGATGTAGCGCGAAATGAATCATTGAAAATCATACCGCAAGGTGCGGACGTGTTGGTATGCCTCGATCTGGACGAAATCATACAGCCCGGCTGGGCGGAAATCATACGGAAAAACTTTCACGGGACGCGGGGAAGGTATTTATATGTTTGGAGCCATGAATCATACGGCAGGGACGGAGTATCATTCAACGCCGATAAAATTCATACAAAATCATACTACTGGAAGAATCCCGTTCACGAAGTGCTGAAATCATACGGCGAAGAATCATACTGCGATTTGCCGTTGAGGGTTGACCATTGGCCTGATCAGACGAAAAGCCGGAGTAATTATCTGCCGCTTCTGGAGCTGGCGGTCAAGGAAGAACCGGAGAACGACCGAAACATGCATTACTTAGGCCGCGAATATATGTTCCATCGGGAATACAGTAAGGCCATTGAAACGCTGGAAAAACATCTTGCCCTTAGAAGCGCCGTGTGGCCGCCTGAGCGGGCCGCCAGTATGCGTTTCATTGCCCGGTGCAAAATCATACAGGGAAAACAATTAGAGGCCGAGGCGTGGCTCCAGAGGGCTATAATCGAGGCTCCCGAATACCGTGAAGCATGGTTTGAAATGATGAAAATCATGTATCATGCTAAAAACTGGAAATCATGCATCTATTACGGCGAATCATGCGTAAACATACGGGAAAGGCCGTTATCATACATTTGCGAGCCTGACCCGTGGGGGCCGCTGCCGTTTGATATGCTGTCCATAGCCTATTATAACACAGGCCGCCTCAGAGAAGCCCTGGAAGCGGCGAATCATGCGTTGATGTACGGCCCGGATGACAGAATCATGCAGAACGTGAAAATCATGCAATCATACATCGGGGAACCGTCCTAAGGTCTCCCGAACGACCCCAAGCCGGAAATCATATATCCCCACGCCGTCGCACTCTCGGCGGTAGATACGGGCGGCAGCGCGAGCCTGGGCGAGGGTGCTAAACTCCCGCCGCTCGTCGTGCCCCTCGCCCTTTGTCCATGTAATAACCTGATAACGCATTTTGTACCTCCTTAAAATCATACGGCGGGGGCGGCTTTACGCCGCCACAACCGTTATATCCCTGTAAAAGTTAGTGTCGAAATAATCGACCATTCCATTACTATCATCGTGATGATAAGTATCAAGAACGGCGTTTATCTTGTGCAACTTTGCTTTAAATTCTACAGTGTACTCCTTGTAGCTGTCGATATGATAATGGTTAATATCTATATCGTGGCTGATGCTGTAATCATAATCCCGGGCGGCATGGCTGCGGAGCGTGCGCTGCTGCTCGTCTGCGTCTAATGCGAACCATTTGTCACGGTGTATCTGTTCGCCGTCCTCAGTATAAAGCCAGTAACCTATATCATTACAGCTATAGTTATTAATATATTCATCACGACCGATGAAGTCAGCGGCCGTGGCCTTGACCTTTATTCTCACTTCTTGTCCGCCGGAGAATGTTTTGCAGCTGACGGAAACGCCCTTAACGCCCTGCCGCTTCAGCTCCTCGCGGATCGCCTTTGACAGCTCGGCACCGTGCAGGTATTTGCCGGATTTATTGCCGTCCCAGCGGGTAGCCCCTAAATAACCATCGGAGATCGTGCCGCCCAGCTCGTTATCATGCTCACCGATGGCCGCCAGTATATCATTCTGAGCGGCGAACCCGTACCAGCAGCCCTTCTTCGGGTTCCAGCGCATTTTCAGACCGCGCAGAGCGGTTAAAACCTCGGCGGCGGGCTTGCTTTTAAAATAAATTTCATTGCTGTTATATTGTGCGTTCTTCTCGATTCTGTAGCTTGCCATATAAAAAGCGCCTCCTTATTGTTCCATAGTGTTCTTTCCCTTTGGCTGTTTCTTCTGGGACGGGTATGGGATAAATTCCTCCTCGCCCGCAATAATGCTGTACTCAGAGCGCAGAATCGGGTGCGTTTCTCGCTTTTGCTGCTGACGGATTAGGCTAATGGCTTCCTCTTTCGTGGTTGTACTTGCTTGCATTGTCCCATCCTTAAAAACATGAAACCGTTTCATTGCTTTCTCCCTCCATTGTTCGGGGTGGTTCCCCTTTCGATGTCTCTATTATATACTTACGGGAGTATATAGTCAACTGAAATATTAAGGGAAAAGCCTTAAAGAATTAGAAAGATATACTTGCAGCAGTATGCCAGAAATGATATAATTATTGCGGAGGTGATAACATGGGCACATCAGCAACGAGGGCAAAAAGAAAATACAACTCAAAAACGTATGAACGACTTGAAATCACAGTAAAAGCAGGAGAAAAAGAAAAAATAAAACAACGGGCGGAAAAAATAGGAAAGAGCATTAACGCCCATATAACCGATCTGATATATGCGGACATGAAAAAAGAGGGCTGATATAGCCCTCTTATATTATTATCCCAAACTTTCAAATACTCGCCGTCGCAGAGCACGGGCGCGCACCGGCCCTGCATATAGGCAAGCTCCCACATACCTTGCTGGTTGAGCGGCAGCGCGTGCTCATCCTCGGTTACATCCTCTGCGCCTTGCAGCGCGTCCCGTATGGCTCTGTCGACATCGGGTGTGAGCTTGCGGTTAATAATCATATACCGCAAGCCCTCACCCAGCCCACGGATGGGCCACATATTAGCTGTCTGCACCCGGCAGTGCGCCCCGATGATGTCGGGGAGCTGCGCCGCCATTATACCATATGCCCGACCCAGGGCCTTAACCGTGTTATCTGTCATGTGCTCACCTCCGTTAATCCTGCATGACCCAGACGCGATAATCAGTTACGGACATAACGGCCCAGCCGCCGTCAACCTCAACCACAACCTCATCACCACGGCAATTTCCCACCGCCTCGTCATACGTGTTAAAATGTACCATCTAAAATAATAAGGCAAAAACTTTTGATGCGGGGGTTTGCGGGGGTAAATACCTATTATAATATCAATATGGAGTATTAGACCGAACCCCGAAGGGGCGGAAAAAAATAAAAAAAGAAAAATTGAAAAGATTGTCAAAGTCCCCCATAAAGGGGGGATAAACTATCGCAATAAATAAATTACCGTTGCGTATTAAGGAGGTGTGACGTATGGCAAGCAGCAAAGATCAGTATAGAGGCCAGCCACGACAGAGGCCAGAGCTCACCGAGGAGCAAAAAAAGGCAATCCGGTTATGGGTATGGGGTGAGGAGCAGGAGGACGGCAGCACCCATTATATAGACACCAAATCAGAGTTGGCCCAAAAGGTAGGGGTACACAAATCCAATATAACCCGGTGGTTCAACGAGTTCCCCTTGTTTGCGGAGGAGCTGGACAGGCAAACCGCACTGCGCAACGCGCAGGATGATAAGTTCTACCAGCGCATGAGGGCAAGGGCGCAACGTGTGCTTCAAAAAAACCTAAATGCCCCCTATGCACGGGATTCTACGGCCGCCGCCCTGGCTATTTTGTCCCGCTGTGGGGACGTTGACGGGGTGCGGGTAGAGGTCGCCCAGGCCGACGCTGATAGAGTGGTTCGGGGCGGTTTTGGGCGGTCTGACGGTGATGTATAGCGTCTGCATAGTCTGCATATTTCCGGCCCAAGTATTCGTTAAAGTGTAGTTTAACGAATAGTTATAAAGTAAAATGTATAAAGTGTCGTATAATACGGGGTTAGTACCTGCATACTGTGTATATATATACAAAAGTGCTGCTGGATAACCCCGTTTATGCACCGCAAAAATGTATGTATATGCTGCATAATCGGAGGGGGTGGCATGGGGGTAGTTTTTGTAGGGGGAACGCGCCAAACATATAGCTCCCCACACATTTTTTCTCCCCCACAAAATGGACATTTACACAATTTGTGCCAAGTATAACGTTGACCCTAACGATGTGGTCTACTACTTCAAACTGCGTAACGGTGAACCGCGCCTTATCCTCAAGGACGATTTCAATGATGTGTACGCCTGCACCCTCGATGAGAAAGCGAGAGTGCAGCTCATTTTCGGCGGACGCGGCTCCGGCAAATCGAACCACATTGTAAGGGAGATAGTAGCCGATACCTATAACGGCCATAATTGGCTTGTGTGCCGTTATTACAAGGTAGACTTAAGAACCTCTTGCTTTAACGAAATAATCTCTGTAATCGACGAATGGGGGCTTACAGACGAGTTTTCCGTTGACAAATCCACCATGACCATTACCTGTTTGTATAACGGTCGTCAGATAATCTTTGGTGCGCTGGAGGAAACGCGAAGGTTAAAGTCATTGAAACCGAAGAAGGGTATACTGACTGATATATTCATGGAGGAAGGTGACGAATGCCCTTCTTATGAGGCTTTTGAAGTCCTGGATAACTGTTTGAGAGGTATTGATAAGGACGCGAAGCTGAGAGGATTACCTCAGCCGAACAAGAGGATAATAATGGCGTTCAACCCGTTCCCTGAAACGCACTGGCTTTATAAGGTCTTTTTTGAACCCTTGTGGCATCACCCCGATGTGAAGTCAATAGACGAACTGAAAGCTCTGACCCTGAAAGACAAGACCGCAAGAGGTGTGGTCGAAGGATCAGATGTTTTTATTTTGAAAACGACCTATGCCGACAACCGTTTTCTCACCGAGGAAGATATTCAGAAAAGGGAGCAATCCACCGGGCAAAGATTATGGGTAGATACGTTAGGGAATTTTGGCAGATTAGGTTCTACCGTGTTCGAGCGCGGAAAGCACTGGAATATTGCAGACCTGTCCGGCAGGGAATTTAGGAATATCCGTGTCGGCAGCGACTTCGGATATAATCACCCCTGCGCTTTCGTCAAGTGTTCACTGGATAAGCATAACCACAAGATATATGTGTTTGATGAATTATTCGTGAACGAGGTCACTACCCGCCAATACGGGGAGCTGATCTACAATAAGGCACTGGGGCATGTAGTGTACTGTGACGCGGCGGAGCCTGACCGTATCAAAGAGCTTAAAGAGATGGGCATCCATGCGGACAAATGCAAGAAGGGCAAAGCCAAGGGGGCGAAGTCCGCTATCACCCGAAGAATAGACTGGTTGCATGACTATGAAATAATAATCGACCAGAAATGTGTGAACCTGATAGGAGAGTTTAAGGTTTATCGGTGGAAAACGGATTCCGCCGGACAGAAGTTAGACATACCGGAGGACGCGGACAACCACGGCATAGACGCGCTTTCATATGCCCTGGGATATGATATATTTGCCGGTACTAAGCTTATCGGCGGAGGTAGGATACTGTGACAGAAATGATTTTAACGCGGGAAGAAGCCCGCAGGATAAACGGGGATAACATAAGAACCGTATTCGGCTGTGCGCTGGAGGATTCCATCCTGAAAAGGTGCGATATGTATAAGGAATACGACTGCGTTGACCTGAATGGTATATATTCCCCTATCCCTAAATACGCGGTAGACATAGCCGCCGGGTACTTCATAGGCTCACCGTGCAAATACTACGTTCAGACGAATACGGTAGTCAAAAAGACTTCCGATGTTGCCGGGCGGCCTAAGATGCAGTTTGAGGACTTGCCCGATAAGAATCCGAGGGACGACGCATATTTGAACCGCTATCGTGCGATAATGCGCCGGAACCACGAAGACAAGGAGAATATGCGGCTTGCCACTTCCGCACTGATATGCGGCACGGCATACGAACGGATATACGCTTCTAAAAGGGACGGCCTGATAGCTCCAAAGTTCAAGCCCGTGGATCCCAGAAAAGCAATGCTGTTCCACGACCAGACCATAGACCGCAATCCCACGGCTTTTATCATTCGAGAAGAATATTTTTCGCTCGTGGACAATCGGAAGTATGAGACCTATGAACTGATTACGGACGACCGCTGGACAAAGTATATATTTGACGGCAACGTTCGGGAAGAACCCGCCACAGCTTCCGAAATGGCGCTGCTTAAGACCTGCGGCATACCCATTGTAGAATACCCCATGCCAAACAGAGAAGGGTATTTTGAAAAGGTTCTTCCATTGGTTCACGCGAGAAACGCCATTCTGAACAACGTTTCCAACACGTTTAAATATAACGATGAGGCCATTCTTCTTATGATTGGCTACATGCAGCCCGAAACCGATGAGGACGAAGAAGAATTCCACGAAAGGCTGTCCAAATTCAAGACCTTATATCTGGGCGAGGATAATAAGGTTGAATGGCTGATAAAGAATGTTGACATACAATCCATTCAAGGGTACTTCGACATTCTGACTGGCGATATATACGCCTCTTTAGGCCAGACTAACCCCACTGAAATAGCCGAAGTGTATCAGAATATCCAGGCCGTCAGATACCAGAACTACGGTATGGATAACACGATAATAGCGTATGAGCGTAACTTTGAAAAAGGTCTGCTGGAGGGCAGGGCGCAGAAGATAACCGCGCTGATGAATGAGGGAACCGCCAACCACTATAATTGGGAAGTGTTAGATGTGGCGTTCGCAAGGAATATTCCTTCCTCTATGACGGACGAGGCGCAGTTCATGACCCAAGTCAAGGGCTCCGGGCTACTTTCAGATAAGGACATTCTTGATATGGTGTCTTTCGTGGAAGATTCCGAGGCCGCTCATCAGCGGAAGCTTGAACAGGATAAGCAGGAGGCAAACGAAATAGCGGAGGCAATGAATGTACGAGTACGGGGACGAACGGGCGAAGAGCCTGAAGAAAACAATAACGAGGGCGTTTCTGAAAACTAAGGAAACGCTCTTTTATATTGATTCCAACACAAAGGTAATCGACCAGATAAATCTTCTGTACAGAAAAATCCTGAGATTATCCGAAGAAGCGTACTTGGATATAGCCAAGAAAGCATACGCAGACCATAACGGGCCGGATAGGATACTCGAAGCGTGGGTAATAGGTATTCTGGACGATTACGACCCTGTTGTTAAATATGTTTTCACAAAAGAACTGGAAAGAAAGGGGGCAAGATTGGCTGAATCCATAATCGCAGATGCCGAGTACTCCGGCAAAGACCCCCCTACCGTCAATTATCCCCCTATAAAGCAGGATTTCACGCGGGGATTGAACTATGTGACATGGCAAACAGACCAATTCGCCATCACCGTTGAAGATAAGACCGTAATAAGGGCCTTTAAGGACAACGGTTATAAAAAAATCAAGTGGCACACACAGGACGATGAAAAAGTTTGCAAAGAGTGTGAAGAACGCAACGGAAAAATTTATCCAATAGACAAAATACCGACAAAACATCCTAATTGCCGGTGCTATTTTACGCCAGAGAAGGCATAAATCCCATTTTGTCAGAGAAGACATAAATCCCAAAGGAGAAAAAATGAAAATAGACATTACCAAAATGGAAGGCTATCGGGAAGATATGACCGCCGAGGAAAAGCTTGCGCTTTATTCCTCTTATGAATTTACACCTGATTATACGGGATATGTAAAAAAAGATGTATTCGACAAAAAAGCCTCCGAGGCCGCCGAGCTGTCGAGGAACCTTAAATCCTATAAGGAGAAGGAAATGACGGACGAGCAGCGCAGGGCCGAAGCGGAAAAGGCCGCCAAGGACGCGGAGAACGAATACAAGACTAAGATTTGCAGCCTTGAAATAGGCAAGATATTTGCCGGAGCAGGGCTGAAAGAGGACGATTTCCCCGAAATGCCTACATTCACGGAGACGGATAAGGCTACGGCCTTTGCGAACTCCATCGTAAAGCTTCTGTCCGCCAAGGTGATCGCGGCGGAGCAGAAAGCGAAAACTGACCTTCTGGGCGGCGGCACACCCCCTGCTTCCGGGGCAGAGGCAAATGAAGCCGCTCAACTCAAAGCGGAGTGGGCGGAAGCTGTCAAGTCGGGCAATATGCTTAAACAAGTGCAGCTTATGACCCTCGCGCAATCCAAAAAAATAGACTTAACTTAAAGGAGAAAATATCATGGCAAACGCCCCTATAATGAGTTTTGCAGTACCTAACTATTCCGGCCTGCTCTACACCAAGAGCAACACCCAGACCCCGTTTATAAACCTTATAGCGGAGCCTCAGTACACCAATCACGTTCAGTTCGCGGTAGATCAGGAGTATTCCCTCGATACTCCCTCCCAGCCTGCCATATCCGAGCAGGCGTCCATGACCGCGCCTGACACCAAGAAGATAACCCGCACCCAGCATACCAACGTGACCCAGATATACCAGAGGGCTTGCGAGATTTCCTATGCCAAGGAATCTAACATGGGTACTATGAGCGGTATCAACATAGCCGGTCAGCAGGCGAACCCCGGCGACGAGTGGAACTGGCAGATTTCCCGCCAGATGCTTAATATCGCCAACGATATAGAGTTCACTTCCTTGCAGGGCGAGTACAACGCTGCTACCACCGATGCTACCGTCAACAAGTCCCGTGGTATTCTTACCGCGCTGACCACCAACGTCATAGACGCGAAGGGCTCAGGTTCTACCGCTGCCGCGCTGACCAAGGCTATGATAAAGTCACTGGTCAAGTCCATCTTCGACAACGGCGGTGATGTGAACGGTATGATACTGATGTGCAATTCCTTCCAGAAGGCGGCCATTTCCGCGCTGTATGAGGGTTCCATGCAGATGCCGGATTCCCGCATGGAGGCTGGTGTGAACGTGACCCGCCTTATCACCGACTTCGGCGATGTAGGCATAGTTCTTTCCCGCGCCATGCCCAAAGACCAGATACTTCTTTTCCGTCGGGATGTAGTGCATCTTGTAGAGCAGCCCACCCCCGACAAGGGCAACTTCTTCTTTGAGGAACTGGCTAAGAACGGCGCGGGCAAGAAGGGCGAGATATTCGGACAGGTAGGTCTGAACTACGGCCCTGAATGGCTCCACGGCAAGATAACCAACCTCACCACTGAATAACCATGAAATTCTATCAGGGGAACAAAACGAGTATCCCCTTTGATGTGAAGGAAGATAAGGCCATAGCACAGTTTGTGCATGGCCTTTTTGAGACTTCCAACGAAGCGACGATAAGAAAGCTTATCGCCCTGGGATACGAACACGACGGAGAGTTTAAGGAAGAAGAACCCAAGCGGCGGGGCCGCCCTAAGAAGGAGGAATAAATGAATGAGGTAATGGTAAACAACGTAAAGCTTCAAACGGGTGCGCCGGACGGCGTTATCCTGATGTTTTTGGAGCGGTATACCGCAGTAGCGTGTGCCATTACCCGCTACAAGGAGCCTCCGAAGTGGTTAGAACCCTATATAGAGGACGCGGCGGTAAAGGCGATAGGGAAGATGGGCGCAGAAGCCTTTAATTCCCAATCTGCGGCGGGAGTGTCCACTAACTATATAGATATCACCGAGAACCTTAAACAGGCCTTAAAAGGCAAAATGAACCCGTTAGGAGCGGTATATGAGAGCGAAGGATAAGAAGGACGTTTATGTGCTTGGCCCTATTAAAGAGACGGTGAACGGGCAGACTGTTGTTTCGGAGTGGGCCTTAGTCAGACGGTATAAACTTGTGGCTAACTCTGCCGGAAGCGCAGAGGATATAGCCATGTACGGCGAACGTATCAAGGAATATATCAAAATCTGCAAAGACCCCTCCGACGGGCCTGTTCAGATAGTTGAGGGTGATGGAATCTGCTTGAATGACCCGCAGGAAACGCCGAGCTATATTGTGGAATCCGTCAATTCCGCCCGTGGGTTCTCGACATATACGGCAAAGAAGTATGTTTAACGCCAAAGTTAAAGTCATAAAGAGGTTTGAAAGGCCGGATATTCAGTCCGCCATCCGAAAAGGCATAGAAAGCGGCGGTAAGGAAATGGCGGATATAGCTATTTCCATGGTTCGCGTTGATTCAGGGGAATTGAAGGATTCAATAGAATTTACCATCTTCGATGAAAAAACGGGGGCCGTAAAGGGAAAGGTACATACCGCAGCTATCCCGCAGGCTATGACGCTGGAATACGGTACGGGTATTTATAACGAGTTGGGTTCTTCGGCAAAAATCCCGTGGTATGTTCATGAGAGCATGGCAGACCTGAGCAAGTACAACTTTGAGACCGTCCTAAGCAAGAAGGGACTGTTCTACAAGGTTTATGGCGCACACCCTCACCCCTATATGAAGCCCGCCTTTGACGCGGCAAAGGATTTTGTTGTTCAGTCCGTGGCGGACGAGATAAGGAAACTGCTATGACGAATATCTATAAGGACGCTCAGAAGTATCTTAACAAAAAACTTAAAGTTGAGGTTCAGCCGGAATCTGACGAGACCCCCGAAAGGTATCCTATCGTGACATTGAACATCACACAGGAGACATCGGTAAAATCCTTAGAGGGCGAAGCACTTCCCGCCACCTCAATAAGATGTGGTGTGTGGGGCGAGACCTACATAAGCACCAAGGGATTTACAGGCGTTCTCGATTTGGCTGACAAACTTCACGCCGCAATGCTGGAAAAACACTATATCAAGACCCGCACGACAGAGCCATACCGAGACGCAAACGGGAAATGGCACGTCAACGTGGTCTATTTCAAAAAAACCAAAACTTTTTAAAAGGAGAAATATATGGCACAGTATCAAGCTTCGGTAGGCCAGCGCGTATTTTACGACAATGCCTACACTATGGCAAACAAGACCGAGATAGCCGGTCTTACTCAGACCCCCGATAAGGGCGGTTCGCCCTCCGAGGTATCCGTAAACATTATATCTGAATACTTCGTGCGTAACCTCGCAGGTCAGCAGGAAATGCCCGTATTCGAGTATTCCTTTGTTCCTGACTTCACCGCCGAGACCGGCAATATGGCGAAGATGGGACTTCTGGTCGGTGATGTTATCTGGATTTACGAAGAGTACGAAATCCCTTCCGATGCTACCAAGCTCGGAACCGGTATTCTTTACAAGGGCAAGGTCGTATCCATGTACGCGGGCGGACAGCAGGCGAACAACGCCCAGACGGGCGCATTCTCCGTCAACCTTGTCGGCGATTCCGTGTATATCGCATTCCAGGGCGAAACGACTTCCTATGTTGACCTGTTCAACGGCAAAACCGTAACTACCCCCGTATAAAGGAGAACAACATGAATATCGGTGAATTTGAACTTAAAGCCTCCTGCAAGGCTTATTGCGACCTCAAACAGAAAATCGGCGCTCCTAATCTCAAAGTAAAGTTCCTCACCGCCTACGAGCAGGGCGATTTAGATTTCTTTGCAGATGTGGTAATGTCGTTTGCAAACCCCAAGCCCAAGAGCAAGCAGGCCGTGTTCGATGAGTTTGACAAGCTCATGGAGCAGGGTACTTACATGGAGGACATCTATACCGAGCTGGTGAACTTCGCTTACGGCATGGGTTTTTTCGGTCGTGTAGGCCTGAACGGGCAGAGCATTCAGGACTATATGAGAGAGCCCTTAAACAAGCTGGATATGTCGGCGGCAATGACCGATGCGATAACGGCGGCGGCGGCGGACCTGGCAATGAGCGTCGTTCGCTAAGAGAGCAGTTCGAGGACGTTAATAAAAACATTGAGAAGGATTTCACCGATATAATCTACGATTTGCTCAAACGTGCAAGCATGGCGGGAATGCTCCCAAATCAGTTTTGGGAGCATGAACCCGCCGATATTGTAGACTATATCGAAGCCCGCGAGGAAAACCAGTGCAGGGAAATGTACTATTCAAGCGTACTGGTATCAAGGTTTATTGCCGCCAACATAAGCAATATGTTCTCCAAGTACAAGCACGATTTGCCGAAGTACGAAGAACTGTTTGTTCCTGCGTCGTGGGAGCGGAGCCTTGACAACAGGATAGACGAAATAAGAAATAAATTCGGAGGATATGTCCGTGGTCGTTGAAGAATTACAAATTTTAGTCGGTTGTGATGCTTCAACCGCCGAGAAGGTCTTGACCGAGCTGGAAACCAGACTTAACCGATTTGTAAAGCAGTCGGCAAGCAGTATGCAGAACGCGAAGGCCATACGCGCACAAGCCGTAGCGGAAAGGGAAGCGCTTAAAACCGAAGCCGCAAGGGTGAAGTACGCGAACGATATAGCCAAGTCAAACCTTGCACTTGAAGCCGCGCAGCGGAAAGCCGCACGGGCAGCCGAAATGCTCAATGAAAAGACGCGCAAAATATCCGCCAGCGCAAGCGAACAGAGCAATGCGTTTGAACAGATGGCGGACGGGCAATGTGAATCCTTAAATAAGGTTGCAGAGACCGCCGAGGAAGTAGAGCGCAGATTAGACGAGGCGATGAGCAAGGTTCCTGCCGGATTCGGGACGAACGCCTATAAGGGACGTAACCCGGAAGCCGAAGCGGAAGCTTTAGTACCGAAGGAAGCCCAGCCCGTAAGCCGTGACTTAGCGGAAAAGTTTGTTAAGGAAGCGAATACTGCCGAGCTGTTCAACATGAAGCTCGATGAGCTTTATAATAAACTGCAAAGGCTCTTAGGCATGGAAGAAAAGCTATCCGAGGGCGGCGGCACAGGGCAGGGGCTTGAACGTGTCCGAGGGCAAATCCTGTCTGTGACCGGGCAGATACAGAAGATGAAAGAAAAGGCCAAGGAAGCCGAGGCAGAAATAGGCAATAGCGGAGGCGGATTTTCTAAACTGGTAGAGAAGGCAAAAGAAGCAGCCAAGAAAGGCGCAAATGCGTTTACTAAAATGAGCTCTTCCATTAAGAAGTCTTTCAGTAAACTGCCGTCCATAGCAAAAAGCGCGACAAGCAAAACACACGGGTTCTTTTCAAAATTAGGTAAAGCAGTCGGTAAAATCCTATCGCGAATGATTATATGGCGAAGCATAAACGCCGTGATAATGGGTGTGCAGGAAGGGTTTAAGAATATGGCGCAGGCCTCTCAAAAGGCTAATGCCACATTATCAGACCTCCAGAGCGGATTTACTTATGCAAAGAACTCTATCGCAAGCGCATTCCTGCCCGCGTTGCAAGCCATTATGCCCGTCATAACAAAAGTCACGATGGCAATAGCTAACCTGTTCAATATGATAGGCGCGATGTTTGCAAAGCTAAGAGGGCAAAGCACTTTCACAAAAGCCGCTTATGTCCAGCAGGATTACGCTAAATCCCTCAATAAATCCAACAAGGCCGCAAAAGAACTAAAAGGTACTCTTGCGGGATTTGACCAGATAAACCTTATCCAGCAGCAAAAGGACAGCGGCGGTGGTGGCGCCGGAGATATCGGTAAGATGTTTGAGGAAACCGATATAGCCGATATTCTCCCGACTGATATAGCAAAATGGATAGACAAACTTAAAGCCGCTATTGCCGCAGGTGATTGGTATGGTGTAGGTCAGATAATCGCCCAAGGCATGAATAAGGGTATGTCTATTCTGGATAACTGGATAAACAATACCCTGCGGCCTAAGGGTGTAGAGATAATGAAGGCCATTACGGACGGTATGAACGGCTTTATAGCTGATTTTGACTGGTCTTTGATGGGCAAAACCATAGCGGACGGCATGAACGCCATAATCGATATTCTGTATACATTCTGGTCGCAAACCGATTGGGCCGGATTAGGGCAGGGGTTAGGAAATGCTATAAACGCATGGGTGGAAAACCTTGACGTGGCACTCATAGCGGAAATGCTTAATGCTAAGTTCCGCGGCCTGTTTGACGTTGCCATTCAGACGCTTGAAACGGTAAATTGGCAGGAATTGGGCGACAAGGTAGCGCAATTTATAGGAACTATAGACTGGAACGGGCTGGTTGATAGGCTCCTTGAGAGTATTGGAGCAGCCTTCGGCGGCCTTACGGCATTCTTTGTCGGGCTGATAGAACCTGCATGGCAAAGCGTTACGGAGTGGTGGAGGGGCATTATGGAACAAGCTGGAGGCAATGTTGTTGCTGGCCTGTTCTTGGGTATTATAGATGCTCTCGTCAATATCGGCACATGGATATATGAGCATATTTGTAAACCGTTCATCGAAGGGTTCAAAAGGGCGTTTGGCATTCACTCCCCCTCTACCGTCATGGCGGAACAAGGCGGATATGTTATTCAAGGTATGCTTGAAGGTATTAAAAATGTTCTTGCTACAATCGGCGCATGGGTAGTAACCAATATCTTCACCCCTGTAATGAATGCGATTAAGAGCGCGTTCGGCATAGTGGGCGGCGCGGCTAACAAGCTCAAGGAAGTTGGTTCCGCTATTATAGACGGCATCAAGCAGGGCATAAATAACGCCTGGACTTCATTCAAAAATTGGGTAACAGACAAGTTCAGAAGCGTTATAGATGCCGCAAAGAGCGTATTCGGCATTCACTCTCCTTCAAAGGTATTCGCCGGAATAGGCGGAAACATTATGGCGGGCATGACGCAAGGCATCCAGCGCGGAAAGGCCGCTGCCGTGCGGTCTATGGCGGATATTTCTAAATCTTTGCAGGGCGCATTGAGTGTTGATACGAGCATAGGAGTTCCCGCTTTTGCAAAGGGCGGGCTGGTGTATGGTGACACATTGGCGCAGGTAGGCGAATACGCCAACGCCAAGAACAATCCCGAAGTCATAGCCCCCCTTGATAAGCTGCAATCCATAATGGGCGGGCTGAACGATAAGGATACCCAAACCATCATAGCCCTGCTCAAGAGAATAGCGGATAAGGATATGGAGATAGCACTGTATCCCTCTGCGAAGCTGGGCAGGATAGTCAATCAATCTGTCAATATGAACAATATTGCCATAGGTAACGTGTGATGTATAGATATGATATAGGCTTAAAGGTGGGGAACTATACGCTCCCCGACCCCTCTAAACTGAATATGACACTCGCTGACCTCGATACGGAGGCTGAAAGAGACGCTTCCGGCACACTCAACCGAACAATGGTAGCACAGAAGCTGACCGTTGAATTGTCGTGGGACGTGCTGACATGGGAGTTGTGCTCGGCGATATTACAAGCTGTCGATTCCGACAGCTTTCCTTTTACCTGTCCGAACCCTAAGACCCTTGCGGGTAACTATTCCGGCACGTTTTATGTAGGCGACAGGAAAGAAGAAATTATCTGGTTCCCCGAAGGTGATAAGAACAAGGCGTATATTTCTTTGAGCATGACGGTAATAGAGTATTGACACTTCCCCCTAAAGGCGTGATAATGAAATTACATATCTTTAGGGGGTTTTGTTATGGCGAACTATGTTACTGTTGCAAGCGATAAGAGCAAAATTGTACTGCTTATAATCTGGTTCTTGTGTGGATTGGGGATTCTGCCGCTTTACTACTGGTATGTAGGGCGCAGAATGGGGCTGTTCAGGCTTATCACAGGGAACTACTTTATGATTGGAGCTATCAGCGATCTAATCAAAATTATTACTGGCTCGTTCCGTGATAATGTGGGAGCGCCAGTAAGAAAATAAACTCCGTGACACCTTCGGGTGTCTTTTTTATTGGAGGCAAAATGTATACAGTAAGCACAGGCTTTCGTAACGCCGTAATGTCGGGCAAGCCCCAAAAGCTAAAGCTGACATTCGGCGAAAATCAGATAGCGGAACAAAACCTCTCTATCTCCGGCTTGACCTATTCAAGCATGGCATTTGAGGGCGAAGAACTGACGATAGGTGCGGCGTGTTCCGCAGAACTGGGGATAGAACTCCTTAACTTTGACGGGGGGCTTTCCTCTTTTAACTTTGACGGCACGGAGTTCACCGCCTCGATAGGCGTACTCGTGGGGGAAGAATACGAATATGTTCCTCTGGGCGTGTTTATCTCCGAAAAGCCCGACAAACTTAAACCTAAAAAAATAAACATCACCGCCCATGACAGAATGGTAAAATTCGATGTGAGCGCAGATGCTTTTCTTAATTCTCTTTCGTACCCGACTACACTAAAAAATATTTTTACATCGCTTTGCGCTCATGTCGGCGTACCTGCTTCAATAGCAGACTTCCCCAATTCGGGGAAAACCTTTGATTCGCCGCTGTTCAGGACGCAAGATGTTCTCTGCCGGGAAGTTCTTCAATGGATAGCCGAGGCGGCGTGTTCCTTTGCCCGCATATCCCGAAGCGGAGTGTGTGAGCTGGCGTGGTTCACCAATACCGATGTCACCTTTAATAAGACTGCCAATTCTGCGGACTATTATAACGCCGTGGTATCGGAGTATCAGGTAGCCAAGATAGACAAATTACAAGTAGCCGCTTCCGAAAAGGACATAGGCGTAATAGTCGGCACGGGGACGAACGCTTATCAGATAATAGACTGCCCTATGCTGTACGGTTATACCGATGCACAGATAAGACCTTATGCAGAGGTAATCTATAACCGCTTAAACTCTTTTGCGGCGTTTACGCCTGTCGAGCTGGACGCAAAGGGCGATTGGTCTTTGGAAGCGGGCGACATGATAAAGGTAGTCACGGACGATGGGACTTATACCTTCCCCATTTACCGCATGGACTTGACCTTTAAGGGCAGGGCAAGGATACAGTACATAAGCTCCGGCTCCCCTCTACGCCCCGCCATAAGCGCGGAGAACCGCCGGACGCTCATAGCCGGACGCGCAGCCCATGAAATAGAAATGACCGTTGAGGGCATGAAGCAGACGGTCACACGGGTAGCTTTCCTGACCCCTGTTGAATCCGACACCGACCCTTCTTTAGGGTGGGACGATGACCAGAAAACCGCGAACACGGGGTATCAATGGTACAACGATGGCAAGATAAAGGTATGGACGGGTTCCGCGTGGCAGACGGTCATCTCCCCTAAATACAATCAGACCGCCACGCCTACGGGCGCAAAGGAGGGCGAATACTGGTACAATCCCGCGACAAAGGAAATAAAGCGTTACACTGGTTCGGCGTGGGTGGTAGATAACACCGTATGTATGCCTACCACATGGACGCAGAATATGCAGACACAGCTTGAAATAACCGCCGAGGGATTGTCGAGCACCGTCACCAAGGACAATATTATTTCCACCATAAATCAAAGCTCGGAAGCGGTATCAATAAGCGCGTCAAAGATAAACCTTAACGGCGTTGTCACGGCGAACAACAACTTCAAGATAGACACAAACGGCAAAATGACGTGCGTAAACGCCACCATAAGCGGCTCAGTGACCACCGGCAACCTTGAGGCATCAGGCGGTACGATTGCGGGGTTTACAATAAATGGTGATAATTTGGGCGGCAAGAAAGTACAGCTTTATTCGGATACTTATAATGGCTGTATAAAGCTTGGCGGAATTGAAATTTCAGGGGGATATAATTCAATGGTGTATAATCATCTATTCGTTGACGGAGGTATATCTGCCAATGATATTTCCATGGATAGTGCATTGATAGATGATCGTATATTTATGTATAATCCTCCCACAGCCGGTGGTAGTTCCAACGTAAGGCTTGTTGAACAGGCAGACGGTAGGTATTCCCTTGGCATAACTTCTTCTTCCAAACAATATAAAAAAGAGATACACGATATCAGGGAGTATGACAGCGTAAGCGACAGGATAGACCGCGTGAGGGCGGTCACATACACTCCTAAAAGCGGCTTAGACAAAGGCCGCTATTTTTACGGTTTTATCGCCGAAGAGCTTGAAACAGAATTTCCGTGGCTGGTGGATTATCAAACCGACAAAGAAACGCGGGAGGTAACGGCTGAATCGGTGGAATATGACCGCGTTCCTGCTATTCTCTGGGCTGACGCACAGGCTACACATAGCCTGCTTAGACAACTTGACGAAAGGATAAAGAGGTTAGAACAATGACAGACGAACAGAAAGCCGTTATACAAGCGATAATACGCACACTTAATACTTCTATACCCGTTGTAGCGAAAGCGGACTTAGACGCGAAATTAGGCTGTATTCTGGCCTTAGAAAAACTTGCGGAGGACGAACAATGCACAGAATAACGGTTGACGGAAAGTATCTTCTCACCACCCCTATACAGTCCCTTGTTATCGAGGGTGAAAGTCTGGCGGATACCGTCACTATCAGCATACCCTTAGATTCCCGTGATGTAGACCTTGCCGCCGCAGGGTTCACCATAAAGGCGTATTGGCCCATGGACGGCACGGAAGCAAGGTATGTGCTGTATAAAGATGTGGGGGAAGATATAACCCTTACATGGCATATCACGCCGCTGTTTACGGGCAAGCGGGGCATGATGAACCTCACACTTTTAGCCACTCTGGCGAACGATGAGAAGAACATCATAGCCAAGTGGACGGGAACGCGGCCCATTGAGATAATAGCCGACCTTCCCGGTTCCAACCTTCCTACCCCCGGCGTGGCGGAACAGCTTCTTGCCGAGGTGCAGGACTTAGTATCCCAAGCGTTAGGCGCGACAGGCCCCACGGGCCCGCAGGGTGAAATAGGCCCCACAGGCCCCCAAGGCCCGCAGGGTGTACAAGGCCCCGCAGGAATACAAGGCCCCAAGGGCGAACAGGGCGCGGTAGGCCCCAAAGGCGAGCAGGGTATACAGGGCTTGCAAGGCCCCCGTGGTGAGCAAGGCCCTATCGGCCCGCAAGGCCCGGAGGGCAAGAAAGGCTTGCAGGGCGACGCTGGCCCCGTCGGCCCCCAAGGCCCCGAAGGTAAGAAGGGCGATAAAGGCGACACGGGAGCCGCAGGAGAAACGGGCCCCGCTGGCCCCAAGGGTGAACAGGGTATCCAAGGGCCTAAAGGCGACCCCGGAGACAAGGGAGAAACGGGCCCCAAAGGCGATACGGGAGCCACAGGCGAACGAGGCCCCGCAGGAGCGCACTATACGCCCTCTGTGACCGCTGACGGCGATTTATCGTGGAGTAATAACGGCGGGCTGGATAACCCCGCCACGGTCAATATACGGGGGCCACAGGGCGCACAGGGAGCCAAGGGCGATACGGGCGAAGGATTTGCCGTGTTGGGCTATTACGCTTCTCTCTCGGCATTACAAGCCGGAGTATCTAACCCCTCCGCCGGTGACGCTTACGGCGTGGGCGCGGGCGAACCGTATGATATATATATCTGGGACGGCGTAAATTCCAAGTGGGTAAACAACGGCCCCTTGCAGGGCGCAAAAGGTGAACAAGGCCCCACTGGCCCTAAAGGCGATACGGGCCCCAAGGGCGACCCCGGCGCGAAGGGTGACACGGGGGCAAGGGGAGAACAAGGCCCCACGGGCGAAGCCGCCGGATTCGGCACACCCACCGCCACGGCGACCACCCTTGACGCGGGAACCCCCGCTACTGTAGAGGTGACAGCTTCCGGCGCAGATACCGCAAAAGTGTTCACCTTTAAGTTCGGCGTTCCCAAAGGTGAGCAGGGTATACAAGGGCTTATAGGCAACCCCGGAGACAAGGGAGAACGAGGCCCCGCAGGAGCGCACTATACGCCCTCTGTGACCGCTGACGGCGATTTATCGTGGAGTAATGACGGTGGGCTGGAAAACCCCGCCACAATCAATATACGGGGGCCACAGGGCGAACAGGGTATACAGGGCGAACAAGGTATCCAAGGCCCCGAAGGCCCGCAAGGCATACAAGGCGAACAAGGCATACAAGGAGAGCAGGGAGCCAAGGGCGACCCCGGAGCAAAGGGCGACCCCGGCGCAAAAGGCGACCCCGGCACAGCCGCAGGGTTTGGCACACCTACCGCCACAGCAAACACCCTCACCGCCGGAGCCGCCGCCACCGTAAAGGTAACGGCAAGCGGCGCGGACACCGCAAAGGTATTTGATTTTGAGTTCGGTATCCCGCAGGGCGAAAAAGGCGCGCAAGGCGACCCCGGCGCGAAGGGCGACCCCGGCGCGAAGGGCGACCCCGGCGCGAAAGGCGATACGGGTGAGCAAGGCCCGCAGGGTATCCAAGGCCCCAAGGGCGCGGACGGCCCCAAGGGCGACACCGGCCCGTATTTTACCCCCGCCGTCTCTGCCGAGGGCGTTATCTCATGGAGTAACAACGGCGGGCTGGATAACCCCGCAAGCGTCAGCATAAAAGGCCCACAGGGCGAGACCGGCGCCACCGGCCTCCAAGGGCCTGCCGGAGAGACTGGAGCCACAGGACCAGAAGGACCTAACGAGATCACTACCGAGACGCAAACTAATTTGACCGGATTACTAAAAGGTAATGGTACAAATGTGCAACAGGCGGAAGCTGGCACAGACTACCAAGCCCCTATTGTAGAAACAACTGCAACATTAGTGGCTACTGATTGGGTGGTTGGTGATTATAGTATAACGCAGGCTGTATCTGTAGACGGTATGAGACAGAATAAAAAAGTTATTATTAGCCCGGATATTAACAGTATGGAAGAATATCTTAGAACCGGCATATATTGCGCCAAACAGACTTACAACGCATTGACGTTTCAAAGCACCGTTACAACGCCGCCAACGAACGATTTAACTATCAATGTTTTAATAATGGGGTGATAATATGATGTATCAAGTGACTGGAACGGGTTTGCAAGCTGCACCCATCACTACAACAATACTTCCCGACAGCGGAACTGCTTTGGCCAATAATACGATTTATAATATTGCCGTTGCCGTGGGAACATACGCGTTTACGCCCCCTGCTACTGGTTGGGCGCACGGTGTGTTTACTACAGGCAGTAGTGTATCAGTGTCATTTAGTGGTACATTTATGGGCGCGGCCCCTACCATCGAAGCATCTAAAGCATATGAATTTGATGTTTTTGATGGCGTATGGGCAGTGCAGGAGGTTGTGAGCGCATGATACTATTGCAGTTTGCTTTACGGCGTAGAATGATGATGGCAGGGGGCGGCGGTGCGCCCATATCGGAGTTGCCGCTTGGCACGTTGATAAATGTAGGCACGGACGGTGGAGCGGGTGCGCCTAACTATGAGATAGCGGATAAGGATAATCTTGTGAGCGGCGGCGTGGTACTGGTGAGGAAAAACATCTATTCCAGTTCGAAATTTGGTGAGTATTCTTTTTACGCCAACAGCACTTTGGACAATTTGGTAAAAACAACTATTTACAATAGAATGCCTCAGAAGCTCCGTAATAAAATGATGGATGTAACGTTCGCGCTCGCCGGTTCTGAGAGTGTTACTCGTAAGATGTTTGTTCCAACGCTGACTATGATGAGCGGAAGAGCGAATGAAACCTATGAAGGTAAAGTTGCATGGGAAGGAGTAGGTTTGCAATTATACACAAACGATGCAAGCAGAATACGAACGAAAAATGGTTATGGAGAGGAATGGTGGTTATCTTCACAATATTCCACCGGAGGGTATACTTCCGGCTACCATGGCGGCGTGAAATATGTTGATTATTTGGGTGGTATTACAGTTTATGGCAACTCTTCTAATAATAGCGATGGCGTTGCCCCCGCTTTTGTAATACCCTCCGATACACCTTACAATGCTACACCAAATACAGACGGTTCATATAATTTAATCCTATAAAGGAGAAAACAATGCTAAACACAAACTATGCCAAACTTGTGGGCGGGTATCTCGAATATTTACGCCTGCCGGTTGAGTTGAAGTCACCGCTTATAATCAACGGTGTGACGCACCCCGCAGGGGCGCACCTCTCCACCAATGACGATGCGGCAATAAAAGAGCTGGGCTATAAGCCCGTGACCCGTTCCCCCATGCCCTCAAAGGAGGGCTTTT